GGCTACCTGTGCACCGAAGGCCGCCCAGTTAGCGTCACTAGACATTTGTGCACGTGCAATATCTACGTTGTTCTGCAACGCATTACCAACGATTTGACCCCACTGACTACCAGCACCCTGCAAGCCCAAACCGAATTGCCCATAAGCCGCACCAACACGGTTAATGTGGTCATTTAGCTGCTGCTCATTCTGTGGAATAAAAGCCTTTAGGGTAGCAAGCTCAATATCAAGAGTACGCTTGTTTGCCTCTTGAATCTTACGTTCTTTGTTCTCCGCCGCCTGCTGTTCCTTATTCAAGCTGTCAAGGCGATTCTGCAAACGTTCGCGTTCAATATCGCGTGCCTGCTCCATACTACGCTTTTCCATTTCGCGCTGCTTTTGCAAGGACTTTTCAACAGCCTGCTCTTCATCTTTAAGCGCATCAAGCTTTGCTTGCTTTTCCTTATTTACAAGGTCCTTTTGAGCATTCAATTCCTTGATTTGCTTATCAGAAAGCTTAGAGCGAGCACTAGCTGCATCTGCCGCACGGCTATTTGCATCATCAATAGACCAACCTGTAACCATTGCTTCGGTGTTGTTCTGAACACGGGCAGCTTCATCTAGATTACCGCCGACCAAGGCTCTGTTGTATGCAATACGTTGGTTTGCCAAATTCGACATACGCTCAATACGTTGCTTTTCAGCTTCGAATTGCTTCTGGCGTGCATCTTCAAGCTCTTGTTCTTTATCTTTTTGATCTTCAATCGCTTGAATTTGTGCATCAATAGAGTCAAGACGAGCCTGTGATTCATTCTCAATTGCCTTTTGACGTGCATCGAATGAAGCCTTGGTAGCATCCATTGTGGCATCCCAGCGGTCTTCGAAATCTTGTTGTTTCTTATCGTAAGCCTTGTCAAAATCGCTCATTTGTCGCTGGATAGCATCTTTCTTGGCTTCGAATCCCTTGGTGATGTTATCTAGCTTGGCCTGCCATTGTTCCTCGGCACTTGCTGCATAAGCATCGTAAACACTATTCATGGCACCCTGGAAAGTTGACTTCTGTACATCGGTTAGCTTTTGTGCTTGTTGTTCTACAGTACCACCTAGAGCCGCGAACCCACTACTTGGGTCTGCAAAATCATCCCACATATCTTTACCGGCATTTCCAACTTCCTTCAATGTTCCAATAAAGCTGGCAAGCTTTGAAGCATTTTCCACTGCTTGATCAGCCAAATTTGTATTTGAACGAGCATAGCCATTGGTAGCAATCTTTGCAGCATCAAGGCCAGAAACACTAGCATATAGAGCTGCAAGCTTCTGCTTTTCAGCATCAGTCATCTTACGACCCGCGTCTTTCTCGTAAGCTGATACAGCCTTATTGTAAGAATCCTGAACCTTGGTGGCATCGCCGAGACCTTGACTAAGGAACGGCATGATATCTCCAATTACCGAGATCTTCTTAACCTGATCATCTGATGCACCATTAGCTCTCGCAATTGCCTTGGTTAGATCTGATTCTTCCTTGGCTAGAAGCTGCATCTTAACTGCCGCGTCGCCACTAATTTCGCTTGATCGTCCACGTTCATTAAGTTGCCATTCACCGGTGTCTTGGTTGAATTCCATGAACTTGGCACGAGCTTCTTGCCAATCCTTACCTAGCTTACCACCGTATTCATTGTTGAGCTTGGTAAATGCATCTCCATAAGCAGCGGCCATATTATCAGCAAATTTCTTTGCAAATACAGCTCGATCAACGTCAGTCATATTAGCAATACGATCTTTGAATTGCTGAGCAAGCTCTTCAGTTTGACGGTTGAGATTCTGTAGATTGTCACCCTTCAGGGTAAGCTCGCCTTGACCATTATCCTCAAGTGAATTGGTATCGAATAGGTTATACTGCAAGGCACCTAGCTTCTTACGGATGTTATCCATGAAGCTATTAAAGTCTTTTTCACTATTGTCAAAGTCAAAGTTTACCTTGATATTTCCAAGGATTTGGTCAATCTCGGTTCTGGTCTTACCAGCCGCGCGCAATAGTGCTGACATTGCATCAAGAATTTCTTGCTTATTAAGACCTTGACCCATAAGATTACCAACTTGGGTATTAGCCATATATTGCAATTCTTGCATATCTGCAACATTGCGGAAGCGCTCAACCATTGGACCGTTATCGGTCTTCATCTTTTCAGCCATGGAAGCTACAGTATCTTGAACCTGCCCGGCCTCATTCTTGATTTGACCCCATTCAACCTTAGTACGTCCTAGAGCCTTTGTCCAGTCATCGGTAGAACGCAAAATCTCTTGATGCTTTTGCTCTTGCTTTTCTGCCTCAGCTGAAACAAGCTTGGTGATTCCAAGAATACCAGCCATAGCAACACCGATACCAATTCCCATTGGTGTCTTCATGAAATTCAAAGCTGATGAAAGACCATTCTTAATCGCATTTCCTACCTTTGAGGTAGCATTACCTATTGAGCCTGCTAGTCCTCCACCTGCACTTGTCAATGCACTGAACAATTGTGTACCCTTAGCAAGTTCTGCAATCTTGCTTACTAGAGGAATAATTGCGGAAAGAGCTACTGAACCCAATGAAATGTAGGTTAGCCACTTCTCCAAACCGGAACCAGTCTCGGCAACCATGCTACCAATACCTGCAACAGCACCGATACCGATAAGAGATTCGGTACTGAATGCCTTTTGAGCAATACTGGTCTTCTTAACTTCATCTGTAACCTTGGTTTCTGCCTTGGCTGTCTCTTCCTTAGCAGCAGTTAATGCCTTTTGTTGTGCATTTAATTCTGCCGCTTCCGCCGCAGTTACAGGCTTACCAGTATTTGTACGCCATTCACCAGTAACCGGATTTTGAATCGCGCGCTTTTGAGTGGAGGTCATTGCCATTCCACCGCCAAGCAATCCATTTGGAGTTGCGGCCGCCTTGCTTTGAGCTACATCAACAGCTTCAATTGCACCAAGCAATTTACCCATCTGGTAAATAAGGATTTGCGCAGCTTCAGATTCCTTCATCATCTTGGTAGTCATACCTTCTGATGCAAGCTGTGCTGCCTTTTCCTCAATTGTCATTGACTTATAGCCAGAACGCAAGCTTGTTAGGAATCCAGCAAATTTAATGACGCTACCGAATAGGTTACCAAATAGACCCGCAAGCATCATAATAGGACCAGCAGCCGCAGCAACTAGCCCCAGACCAACCGCTACCGCCTTGATTGGTGCTGGCAAGCTATTGAAGAAACTAAATGCCTTAGAAAATGCGTTAATAACTACAGTACCCAAACGCATTGCAAAGTCACCAAATTCTTTTAGCTCAGTCTTGAAACTTTCAACAGCGATAGTGAATTGACGTGAGGCTGATTGTTGAATTGCTTGCTCATGCTTTGCTGCCAGATCACGCAATTGCCCTTCGGACATTGCGGATAATTCCTTTGCTTGTTGAACAGCACCTGTCTTAGACTGCAATCCCTGCAAAAGACCGGTGATACGAGTTGACTGGTAAGTACCAAATAACTTCCCAATGATCTTCTGTTGATCCTCAAGTGCAATGTTGCCACCCATGATAGCATCAGAAAGAGCCTGCATGGTGTCGAGTGGATCACCCTTGGCCCGCTGAACAACTCCCTCTAGGCTTTGGTGGGTGAATTCCTCAAAAAGCTTCTTAGCTTGAGCTGTAGGAACCAATACACGGTTCATAGCTGACTTAATAGCGTTAGCACCTTCAACAGTGCTAATACCACGTTCCTTGAATGCAGTTAGCAATACGGTTGTATCTTTTAGATCCCCGCCCAATTGCTTAACTGTAGCACCAGCAATAGGAATTGCATCAGCTAGATCCTTCATGCTGGTTGGAGTCTTAGCATCTACAGCATTTAGGTAGTTAATTGAATCCGCTAGCTGCTTGGTATTCTGTCCATAGATAGTCTGAATAGAAATGATGGCCTTGATGGATTCTTCTTTATCTACATCACCTAGAACAGATAGTCTTTGTGCTTGGCGGGTCATTTCATACATTTCCGCGCCTTGCTTACCAGCCGCTGCTAGATCACCCATGATTTCCAAGGATGATTGTACAGTTTGACCAAGTGATCTTGTGATATCCATAGCTACAGCGGTAGCCTCTTCACGCAATCCCTTTGTTGATCCGTCATATACCTTTTCGATACGTGTTAAAGCCTTGTCGATATCCATGGCGTATTTACCAGCGGCAACCGCTGCCATTGCAAATGGAACGGTGAAACCTACCATGATCTGACGTCCGGCCCATTGGGTATTCTTACCCCAGTCTTGAATCTTTGTACCCAAGCCAGACAAAAGCTCACCCTGAACAGCAAGCTTTTTATTAAGATTATCAGCGGCAGTAATTGCCGGTGCGATTTGGGCGGCTGACGGAATTGTCATCGCCATTCCACCCTTTGTACCTACAGGAGTAGCGAAAGAACGTGCTAGACGCTCCTGTTGAGTAACAAGGTCATTAACACCTTTTCTATAGGTATTAAAGTATTCACTGATTGAAAGCTTTCCCTTTTGGATCTTTTGGGTAAGCTGATCCATGGCTCTAAGTCCAGGATCCCAATTAAATTTTGGATTAGCTAGTTTTGATAATTCACCAGAAAGAGCAGATAACCTACCACTATTCATGGTAGATATCTGCTTCTCTAGACCAGCAACCGAAGTACGTAGAGCATTAACAGCGGACTGTGCCGCTGTTGTTTCAGCCCCGACGACAAAATTGACGCCAATGTTCTCGGTTATACTAATTCATCCTCTTCTTCATCTTCATCAATAAATCCAATTTGCATTTGCTCAAGCTGGTATTCTTCTTCATTCATACCGCGTGCCTTAGCTTCAGCTCTAGCTATTACATCATCGAAGGCTGATGTTTCACCTTCATCAATATCAATACCCTTTAGTGCGGCGGCGAAGCGTTTGTCGTCTTTCCGGACTTCGTGTGCTTTTTCATACATTTTAATAAGTTCTTCACGAGTGAGATGAGCTTCAAGATCATCGAAATTCTTGTAAGTACCCGGATAAAGGTAAAGAATTTCTGCTTCAATCTCTATCAGCTCCGCCCAGCCATCGCCTTCGCCGCTTGTTGATTTGGGTCATTTAGCTTAACACCTGCTGCAACATCAAGAATGTGTTCCATGGTAGGCATATCTACATGTTCAGAAAGTTTATCTGGATCTGCTAGCTCTGGTTCAAATGTCTCCATTGCAAAGGCAGTTGCTTTAAGAATTACATCTAGAAATGGAGTTTCCTTAAAACCCTTCTTTTTGCGCTGTTCTTCACTTGGATTAAGATCTTCAAGTATTTCTGCTAATCTACGGAATTTTTTAATAGTCAATGGGAAAATGCGGACTGGTGTCTCCCAGTCTTGTAGCTCAATTTCCTCTACTGTATAAACGCGTGTGGTCAATTTATTTCCTTTCGTGCTATTGCTATTTTAACACAAGGTAACAGGTCAAAGCAAAAGGACCCCTTTTCAGGAGCCCTTTGCCTTAGACTTTATTTATCAACCTCACGCTGTAACCAAACGGTCACGAATGGTGCCATATTCAGCACCTGAAACCTCGGAAGGTAGTAGACGGAAGGTTACCGGGAAGGTAGTAGCTTCAGTCTTCTTTGCTGAGTGAGTAGTTGCTTCAACACTTAGAACACGACGGACATGGTAAATACGTTCACGCTTCTTGTTTGCGTTTACACCACCAGGTGCCACACGTGGAGAAGGACCAACGAATACCATTTGGCGTTCTACAGGTTCGATACCTAGCGCACCAGCTTCCATACCTAGAACGGTTTCGTCTACTGGAACTGCTACACCATCAAAGTCCTTAGTTGCGTCTACGGTAGCACCAGTAATATCAGTTGCAGTTGTGCTTGCAGTTGACTTACGAATAGATGAACTACCCTGCGCCCAAACAATTGCAAGGTTCTCTAGGGTTGCCTCCGCAAAAGTAGTCTTTACACTAGCGGTCATCTTCTGCTTGAACATCTTAGCCGCGTCTAGTAGCTGGTCAACGTCAACCTCACCATAATCCGGGTTATATGAAACTTCGATACCACCAGAGGTGTAACCAGTTCCTCGCCATAGACCTGCTGGGTTGTTGTCAACGTCATTTTCTTCTAGTGTGCGGGTAAAAGGTGTGCCTGAAACACGCGCTGGTAGTTCTACGTCATCCCAGTCGGCTGACAATGAGTCAGCCGCTGATAGGAATGTAGAAGCCGCACCAACGATAATGTTTCTACTTGTTGCCTTTGCCATTTAAATTTCACCTCCTGTTATTTTATAGTCGATCCCACGTCTTCTTCCAAAAGAATTATCGCATGGGGCCACATTATGACGCAAATTAAATCCACATGGATTCTTCAGTTTCATTACCGTATTCACCAACACGGTTTGGTCCTTCATAGGTAGCGTCATATCCTATTGAAACCACAATCATACTCAACCCGCCCTCATCCCTAGCTGGCATCGGACCAGCAGCTTGCAGGAAGGTTATATTCTTCATATCAAACGGATAGCTTGGATCATTGCGGAAAAACCAATTACAGTCATAGGCTGATCTGTCTTCACGCTTAGTCAAAGCTTCTACATAATTGACTATTTCTCCCAATACATCAATTCTATCGAATATAAATGTATATGTAACCATGCCACAAAGATTCCATGGCTCATCATGTACCTTATTTAGACTGAAAGTATAGGTGGCAATAGGCAACTGCTTGAATCCATTCGTCGCACTATTATAAATAGTCATTGTTTCAGGCAAGGTAGCAGCTGGTGAAAAGAAAGGAATATCCTGAGTTGAACTAACATCAGCAAAACGATCATTAGTATCAACATCGGTAGTATATTCGGATTCTTGTGGAATTATTGCTTGGGTTAGATCAGGAGTACCATTCAATTCAATGATCCCCCGCAATTTATTCTCAATCCATCTATTTATTCTGTAATATGGTGCATCCTTATACTTGGTCATCTGCTATAAACGCCCTTCTGCTTGCCGCTGCGGCAATGTAATTAGTGTGCAAACTTGCGGCCAAGGTAGCTTCGAAAGTCTTATCAATACCAACCGGCTCTAATGTAATAGTCTTAGGACGTTCTTTAGTTGCTGCCAGTCTACGAAGACGATCGATAACTGTCTTTTTAACAGCTCTATTTACGCCTGGTGTTATCAGAGAACGTATAAATTGTTCTGGCATTCCTGATCTAAACCATGTGTTGAATTCGCCAGTGAATGATCCCCATGCCTCTTCTGACCCCGCGCGACTAATATTAATTGTGCCGCGATGAAATACACGACCATCAACTGAAAATCCATAGCCACTGGAACTAGCCCCTCTTTTGGTTTCCTTAGCTAGGAATACAAGCATCTTGGCCAGCTTTGGCGAAATAGACACTGGACGGCCCAATTCCATTACAGGAGCCTTCCATTGGAAGATATGGATTCGCTTCACACCAACCTCGGCCAGTGCTGGATCAACGGGAACAACCTTTTGTGATGCCTTAAAATCAAAACTTAATTGCCTTGCTGCCCCACGCCCGCGCAAAACATGCCGCCACAAACGACCTGAAGGATTACCAATCATGTTCCATTCATACATGTGTCCAAATTTATTAGGATCGTTGACAGATACTTGAGACATGTGCTTGATGAATTCTGCGGTAATCACTGTATTAGCAGCCTTAATAAGGTCATTAATGTGCGCATCAGTTTTCAAGGTAACCGAAACAGTATCTATCATATTCGCAACCTTGCCGAATTTGTCGGCTTCCATACCTATATTAAACATTAATTTCTCCCTGCTGCTCCGCGCGAGTTATCAAGGTATCCCATTGAATAATTCTTCCAAATGGGTCTAATACAGGTGAAGATCCATTAGAGTTGTACCAAGTTGGAGGACTATTACGCAGTTCAATTTCATAGTACACAGGATCGCCAGTTTTCTTATCTCTAATATTAGTTATTTGCACATTACGACCAAGGTTCTCGGATGTAAGCATTTTCAAATAACTTTGCTTGAGATAAATTTCATCAAATAGCTCGTTAGTACCTTGTGCCTTGAAGCTAGTAGAAGTAAAGGGAGAAACCAGGCAATCGATAGTTTTCCACAGTTGCCATTTATAAATAATCTGGCCTGTGGTCTCATCCTTAGTTCTTACCTTTGTATAGATATCAGCATAGAACGGATATGATGCTGATATTATGCAACCGCCGATCATATCATACCAACCCCTGGATAAATTCTGTAATCCAAAAGCAAGCGATCTACGGTAGCATCCCCCGTTCCAGCATACGCTAAGTCATGGAATTGCAAACGCCATTCACCCATGCTTATAGCTTGTAGGTACTTATCACGATACTTGTGATCCTGACACATGAGATTTGCAATAAGTATTTTGCTGGCTTCTTCAATTGGTGTTGGCACACTTGGATACCCCCAAAGACCCTTAACATTGTAGATCATATTACGTCTGAACAATGCTTTATCTTGCCAAACAGGATCAATATTAATGACATTTGGTTGCTGACGTAATACCCAACCGTCAGAAGCTATTTCCCATGAAGGATAACCAAGACCAACAATTGGTCCCGGGCGGGTTGGGTACTGCTGAATATAATCAATATTTATTAATGTCTGTAATCTTTGTGGTAGCTGCAACGCTTGTGTGCCATGTCCCTCAACAGCATATGTAGTTAAGCGCTGTCCGAAGTTCTGGCCACAATAAGAATCTATAATAAATCTAGCTACTCTTTCACATTCAAGATAATCTGCATAGGATTTTCCTGCATCATTGAAATAATACCAGGGGCTGTAGGGGGTGACCACTGAATACCATTCTTTGACAGTGAGGGTATTTCCGCTAATGGTGAAGGTCCAATCTATTTCTAGATCACCTTCCTCAGTCACCACCCCCGTTACAACCGAATCAATTGAAACTGAAACGGGCACAGTATAAGAATACTTGCCCGTTTTCCCAGTAACCTTTGTTGCTATAGCAGAATCTACAAGCTTGACACCATTCTTGAAAATACTGACTGTCACATCTCCAGTGGCGTCGGTAAGTATGCCATTCTTAAAAACGTCGTAATAAACGTCACTAATTGTGTTTGCTAGTATTTCTTTCATGGTGAATTCATTTTAGCATATTTCTTATCAACTATAAAACGACTTGACCTCAGAAGGTGAAGCCATTCTAAAACCATCTTCGGTATCGATAATCTTTTGCGCAAGTTCTTCGCTAACAACAGCATATGGATGTTCACGAGTAAAAGTAACACCAAATGTTTGATAGGTTGGGTTCTTACGCTCCATCTTAATAAGCACGTCTGACTTATCGAATAGGGGCTGGTCTGCTACTTCTGGCTCCTGATCATCTTCTGTATTATCCCCGCCGTCAACGACTGTCTTTAGGTAAAAATCAAAACTTACATTATTGGCTTCAAGCTTTTCGACAATCTGCTTATTGGTTTCACTACCATCAAGCTCAACATCTGCGGCATCTGCCAGCTTCTTAAGCTCTTTCTTGTTCAAATTTGCTAAACTCATGCTAACCTCCTCTCGTATTATAACATGCCTAGATACAGGAAAAGCGGGACCGAAGTCCCGCTTTCACCCTTCAGTTTATCAAGAAGCGACCTTTAGGTTCTTTCCTACTACGTAGGCGTCTGCATTCTCAATGTTTACACCAGCGCGGGTGTAAACGGTGTACTCGATAGCATCCTTCTTTGGCTTGAATTCACGGTGTACCTGGATTTCACGACGGATACCAAGAACACGGTTCTTCGGGAAGGTAAGCTCTACGTGTCCGTGCTGACCTGTAGCACCGGAGTAGCTACCAGCAGCAGTTTCATCGAATAGCGGAATTTCGCGAAGTTCAACACCGAATGGACGACCTGCAACGAAGCCAGGTGAACCCTCGGTACGAACAGCGTTATCACGAGCTTGATCAGCACGTGGACCTGCCCATGGGTCACCACCAGCTTGCATGAAGTCTGATAGGTAGTCCTGTAGAACGTTGGTACCAGTGTAGAAAGCTAGCTCAGCACGCTTCTGCATGAACTTACGTGGCATAGCCTTTAGCATCTTGTTGAAGACTTCCCACTTAAGGGTTTGTCCGCCCAAGTCTACTACGTGAGCTTCTGCAAGAGCACGCTTGTACCATCCATCAAATGCCTTTAGGGTTCCATCAGAACTTGCAGTGTCACCATTGATTGCAACATCCTCAAGGTCGTTACCAAATGCAGTAGCCATTAGGCGTGCAATGTGGTCCTCGATATCTGCACCCTCAAGGTTATCCTCCAAAGTTTCTGTTGAGATTTCCCAGTCTAGACGAAGCTTGGTTGTAGTAAGCGAGATCTTTGAGAAGGTGGCACCTGCGTTCTCACCGGTGTCAACAGCTTCTGTAGCAACTCGAACCAATCTCTGTCCTACGGCGATACGGTCAATTTCTGCAATAGGGGCTGACATACGGTGAGTACGGCAGACTCCGTTCAAAAGAACGGTAGCATCAAACATATAGTCGATAAACTTGTCTGCTTGCTCATTCTGTAGAAGCGCTGGCTTCTCGTCGCCTGTATTTGTAGTTCTAATGACCTTTTCGATTACATCACTCATTTAATTTTTCAACTCCTTTCTATTTAATATCAACGGTCGTACGTAGGTGGAAGAAAACGGTTCGACCAAAAACTATCATTGTCTGTCTTGTCGTGCTTGGTTAGCTTGGCTTCATCGCCTTCTACATCAGTAGACTTCTTAATGGCGGATGCCTTTTCAATGCTTTCAACCTGGCCCAAGACAGTACCAAGACTCTTTTCAACATTGCCAAGGTTTTCCTTAAATCCCTTGACTTCTTCTTCAAGCTTTGCATGCTTGCTTAGTAGATCTTCAAGCTTTGCATCAACGTCTTCCTTTACGGATGCAACAGCCTTTTGGATTTCGGCTACAGTATCTGCACGAGACTGCTCACTGCTAGCTGAAAGAGACTGCTTGATTTCACCTAGTGCATTAGCAATGCTAGCTAGGTCTGGCTCATTGGCCTTCACAACTTCGGAATTCTCCTCGGTCTTGGTGGTATCTTCTTCAGTGCCTTCCTTTACTTCTTCGGCAACTGGCTTTACCTCTTCTTGCTTTTCCTCTGACATTTCGGAACCTCCTTTCGCTGTGTCAACCTTTTCAAGCTTATTTGTAGCTTGTAAAACCTTTTTAATAGCCTCTCCAATTGGTAGGCTTTCTTCTGGTTCATACCAACCGATGTTTTCCATCTCTTCCCCGCAGCTTGCGCACTTATGAATTTCCTCATGTACAGCAGTAGCAACGCGGTCAGTGGCGCACCAGAATACATTATTAAGCTTAGTTTCTGCGGCTATTCCCTTTACTTGGTAGCCATCATCAGATTTTTGAATAGACATAACATTGCACAATTCATTGCCCGGCGAATCTACAAGACTCAATTCAACCATACGATACTTTGTAATAAATCGTACTGTACGATCATCATCCGGTAGGTATTCAGTGTGGCATTCCAGAATATTTCCGCCTACACTAAAACCAGAAAGGGTACCGTCAAGCACCTTTTCCCATGTGCTTGCAGCACCCTTTGATACATAAGCATCTACATAAAGACCGTTATATACCTTGCCATTGGCTGCAACGAATTCCTGTGGACGATAATTTACTACTCTTCCAGCAGCTAAATCGCTATGTTGTTCACGCACATTCCCGCGCCAATTGGCCCATGCCTCAAGGCTTGCTTCCTTGGTAATAACATCGTCTCCCTGATCGGGGTTATCAATGGTACCAAAACCGGAAACAATGCGCTTCTCAACATCCACGTTTGCTTTGGTAAACGGGATATTAATCTTGAAGCTGTTTCCGTCAGCTGAAAAATGTGCTTTTTCCATGATGTTCACATTCTAAACGATTACTTTTTATTTGGCAAATTTCGATTATTTACCAATATGTTAAGACCTACAAAGCCATGGTATATGGCAATCATCAATGTAAAAATCCAGTCTACATTTTTGATGTGTGTCATAGCGAGTCCTGTCACCATTATCCAGAATAGGAACCCTGTGATTGCTCCCCCGCCCAAAACGGTTATTTTCTCTCGGATGGCACCTAGTAAAATACAAATTCCAATTGCCAGCAGAATGGCTCCAATCATAAACTCTAAGCCTTCTGCCTTGTACTTATTCAATGAATCCCATGGCATAACAAGCCAAAAACCAAGCAATACGTTGAACACACCCATAATACTAATAACCGAAGTATTCAAAGGCTGTAAAAGCCTACTTGCTAATTTATCTAACATTATGGTGTTTTCCTTCCTGCCCCTTTAGCATTTCGGGTGCTTGTGTCTCCTGCTTTATCGCTTGCTCCATTTTGACGTGCTTGATCACGCTGCCTGCTTGCTGTAGCTTGTGCTGTTGCTTCCGCCTTCTGGGCCGGATTGAGCATGCTTGGTTCCATACCCTTACCATCTGGTCTTGCACCAGCACCACGGCGAGCACGTACCTCGTCTGGAACATCTACACCAGCGCGCAAGTAACGTTCATCGATCTGACTCTGAACATCTTCATCGATAAGACTCAATTCGTTAAGCTTGAATATAACCATGTCAGTTATTTCCTTGAATACACGCTGCATTTTCTTTTCAAATATAGATTGTTCTGGCCTTGAATAACTTTCCTTGAATACCTTATCTGCATCTCGTGAAGCAGCTAGAGAAATGTTTGCACTGAACACACCAGCTCGGGAAGCCGGGATTCTATGTGCCATGAAGATTTCCTCATTATTAGCCTCTCGATAGGCACCGAAGCTGAAGTCTTGCTTTCCAGTCTCTACGTCATGGAATTCAATTTCTGGATCTTGTCCATTAGGACCAGACTGTCCAAGTGGTACAAAAATAGAGCGGTGATGTTGTCCGCGCAGACCAGATTCAAAGAATTCAATAAGCTTATTTACTGAAGTCTGACTTAATGATCCACCCTTGACAACAATTACATGTCGTGGAACAGCNNGGCCCCTTGGCTGCAATAATATCTGGAACACCATAGTACAAGCTTGACGGACTGTATTTCTTTAGATGAATTATCTCATTTGGATTTGGATCATCAGTTACGGTGTTTACTGTATTCTTATCACCGAAGTTTCTGAAGAATGCGACTCTATTTCCAATGATCTGGATAAATCCGTCACGGAGTCTACGAATACGTACGTGTTCGGCTGGAACATGACCAATGTATCCGATCTGCCCGCCATTTGTACGACCGACTTCAATATAGGCATTTCCAGTACTTTCATAATCTCTACCGACTTTCTTCATGACCTCTTCCCAGACGTCAATATTATTGATTGCATCTAGCCAATCAGTCATCTCTGCCCGCGCGTTCTCAATAGCTTTATCGAGACGATCTCTACCACCTTTTGTAGTGGTTCTATTACGAGCGCGCTTTGCCTTTGGAGATTCAATGAAATCCCATCCCAAACCAAATACTGATTCAACCTTGGCATCTACTGCTGCATGATGCGCCGGAGAAACGTCATATAGCTTCGAAAGGTAATCTAGGTTGTAGGGTGGAGTAATGAGGTCAAGGTAACCATAGCCGTAGAATACTTCATCCGTAATTTGCTTTGAGCGAGCACCGTTTTGTCCTTGAAAACCCTTCTTGGCATCACGGTCCGCTTTACGAATGAAATTACGAGAAAGACCCTTCAGCTTACGAACATCCTTAAGCTTTAGGTCAAATGGATCATCTTCGCGTCTATTATCCTTATATAGCCTAGATGTTACGGCCTCTGTAGCTACTTCGTCATCGTCCACGACGTATATTCTCCTTGTAAACACCAATGTCGTATGGGTCTGGAATGTAGCCGTTTTCTAGGCGCCAGTTCTGCTCTTCCCACTCTTCGTCAGATATTTTTCTACGTCCTTCAGCAAACACCGGCGCACCTTCGTAACCTAGGTGTCGCGCTACCTTTGAAATCTCTGCCATTGCACGCAAATCACCGCGCATAGCTGTAATTGATAATACATTCAGATCTTCATCGGCAAGAAAATTACCATCAGGCAATTGCCAAACATATACACCAAGGTTCGTTTCACGTACTTCGGTAAGCTTACTTTTTTGACCCATGCCAAAAGTATAACACTTTTAGCTAAAAATTAGCAAATGCTGACCCAACTTAGGACAATTTAATTTCCACCAGAACCAACAATTGACCAATTATTACTGAAAACCTGGAAAGGCTGACCAGTATCGAATACGCCTTCTGCAATATCCAATGGAATTTCAGTAACTGTAATGTCATCTGCTCCGATAGCAACTTTATACATATCTGCCACCGCAGCGGCATCTAGCACCTGTGGATACGCAGTAAGCAATAGGTAGTGTATTGCTGCTTGATCTGCATTCAAATCAAAATCTGTACCCAATGGGGTATCTACGGTTAATACCAGGTGGTTCCACTGATTTAACAATACATCTGTCATATCTACAACGGGCTGACCATTAAGATACATATCATATCCGGCTTGTACTGCCAAGCTGACTTCACCATCAGCACTAGTAAATATAATTCCATCTTCCTCCGGCTTGAATATCAATTCAATAGTTTTGGGAGGATTTTGGCCCTCTTCTGAATCCGAGGTTAGCCACACACCATGCCAGCTTGCATTTGTTAGATTAACACCTTGAGGACAATTAACTATTGAATCATCAATATCCGCCGGGAAAACTGGTTGCCCAGTCGTAGTTAACAATGCTGGTGTTCTAGATAAAATATCTGCACTATTAATTACTTCTATGCGCATTTTAAAATTATCCTGTGGTTCACGAGTGAGCAAAAAGGTCAACGTTGAATTTGGCAAATCTATCGGTATAACTACTTCTCTAGTGAAGCTGCTACTATCCCCATTATTCAATGCCCACTCGATTGCCAGGGTATCATCATTTGTTTCTACTGAAATATAGGTAGTGGCGGCATCGGTAGCTGGCACACGGAATTGGTAAAAGTATCCGTTTTGCTGGAATGTTGGAATATAACTTAAATCAGCACTGGTTACCTCGGTTACTCCGCCGCTATTGTAACTTGAAAAATCAGTTGAAACGCCATGGTAGATTGCAGCAGCATATATATTGTGCCCTCTAGAATCATCATTAATCGCATCTGATTTATCCATCAGCTTGCGACTATAGACACCAAAGCCATCAATAAGGAAGCTGTAACCTGTAGAAAGACCAGCTCCTAATTCAGTTTCGGTGATATTTTCATCCAAGCTACCATCAAGCGCAATTATCTTGGAAGTTCCATTTACTGTTAAAGACAGCTGATTTGAACCAATGGTAACAATACAATGTAGCTTAGCATGCCAATCAGTCCAAGGAATTTCTACAGCTAATGTTTGGGTTGACTCGTTAAGTACATATACCACTCGCAATATAATAGAAGCTGGATTGAGAAAAACTCCATTACCATTATCTGCCAAAACTACAGCAGTTTCTTGTTCAGGCATTGCAGCAAACAAAACAAATTCAGTAGTTACCCCGCTCCTAAAGACTGGATTGCCATCAAGAACGGCATTATCAGTGTCGTTTATGCGGAATGAGCTAGGATGCCCCTTGATAATTGGCTGTCCTGCTGCAACCAGAGTATTACTGCTGAAAGTGTATGCAGAAGTTGCCGACTGGTCAGTGGTTGTTGGAGCGGCCAAATACAAAGTTGGTCTACTGGCAAAAGCTAATTGATCATATCTACTCATGTTGTCGCCTTCCAATAAACCACACCATTTAATTGTCCAGCCACCCCGGCAGCCTTCTCAGTTGGATTTCCTGGAGTGGTATTTGCACCTGTCCATGGGGTTGCATTACTTATATTCCATGCTGCGGAAGTTAATTCTGGATATGGTGCCGGTCTTATCTTTCTATTAGTTTCATAGATAAGGCCAAGCTTTTCCGTTGAAGTATAGGTTATTTTAAGCATGCTTTCATTCTGCGCGAGCCAGCGGTAAGCAATTTGATCCTTGGCCAAAGTTGTATTGTAATAGTTATTTGCCGTAGAAAGCCCAGTACGACGATATCCAGTGCGATTATTTGGCATATTTGGTCTAATGAAAAGCCATTCATGCACTGTCACATTCACTGGTGCTACCAAACCTACTCGCACCAATCCCAACCAGCTTCCGCACATGGGTAGATTAATTAATTCAGTATGACTTGTACCCGATGGAAGCATCAGTGTTCTCGTCGCCATAGGTCACACCCTTGGTTTCCAATATAGGACACCCATAGCATCACGTGTACCATCTGGAATATGCTTTTCTGATGGATTATTCAAAGCCAAATTAGTAACCCATGGCTTAGCATCAGCTTGCTTATTCCATTGCAAAACTGGTAAGGAAACTAATTGCGATATCGCTCCACCGCTCAATGTTTCGTAAATAAATGAAATAGGATTTGTTGAGGTATAGACGAGCTTTACAATAGATTCGAGTCTAGCTGCCCACCAACCCATTTCTTGATCCTTTTTAAGTACTTGGTTGTACCAGTTGTTAGCACCCTTATTTATTGCTACCCGGCGAAACCATGCTTTGCTGTCGTTTTCTGAGACATTGATAAATTCCCAGGAGTGAATTGTAGCGTCAGCACCACTTGTTGTGATACGGCACCGTGTAAGACCAGACCAATCGCCATTTCTAGCAATAGGAATGCTTACTACCTTTTCGGTTCCGGGGTCTAGTTGAATTGTCTGAAACGGCATATCGCTATTGTAACATTGATCAGTCTAATTTTCTAATGAATGCTGTGTAGTATCTATTGCCAGCGTACTCAAAAGAAGATAAATCGATCTCTACCGGTATTATTTCACTTGACCTGGTAACAATAGCCGGGTTTACTCCATGTCTACGCACCTTGTTTACAGGGTTATTTGAATATTCCTTTTCAAAGGTTCGATGCATGCGGCGTACTGGTGGGGGTAGCACCAAGCTTAATTTTTGGTTTGTTATTTCCTCCCGCGTAAATCCGGTAAGGTCACAAAACTTTCTATTTACAAGAAAGAAACGCATCTTTGAATTAAAGAGTGCAATAGCGTCTGGAGATTCATCAAATAATAGTTGCCAAAGTTCAGCTTTTTCAATGAGGCTTTCTAGATTTGCTGCTAGCTGCTCAATTCGAGCAGATAATTCCATCATTTTTTCATTATACATTACTTATTTTTTGCATGAAAAAGGGGCGGTT